TAGCTACACTGTCCCCAGCCGCGATAGACGCATTGATTGAATCAGTCACATCAATCCGAAAGCCAGTTTTGTTAGAAAGGCCGTTAAGCGTAGCGTCCGAGCTTAAAACCGTAGCTACCTCAGTCAGAGCATTGTTCCAGTAAGCAGCCCCAGGGTTAGAGTTACCAGCACCCTTGTAAAGCCTAAGACTTCCTAGAGAAGAGACGTGATTCACCGCTGGAGCTTTACCATCATAGTAAACGCTCAGATAAACATCACTCGCAACTGCATTTGACAAAGCGGAGATATCAAATGAAATCACCCACTTACTAGGCTCAGAATTGGTATCCTTTAAAGACGCGACACCATTAACTAAGTCAGTAACGTCCACAACCGCACTAGGAAACTGCTTAATCAAAAGCACCGACTTGCTAGTAATAGAACTAAACGAGCCACCCGTTGTCCTAGCCGCCGTAGTCACATCCGTAGAAGCATTACAGCCAACCAAAACAACCATCAAACCAAGAGATCCAATTACGTTCTTCATGAATAGATTTTCTCAACTATTGAGCAATTACAAAATGTGTCATACGTTACACAGGAGCAGCCAAGTGCTGTACAATCCATTTAAGAGTTAAGTTTTATTAAAACAGTTGGGAATTACGAACTATGAGAATTGAATCAAAAACAATAGAGATGGTCGACCCAAAGCTATTAAAACCATATGACCAAAATAGGAATCATCACTCTAAAGAGCAGATCGAGCGTCTTTGTAAACTTATAACTTATCACGGATTTAGAGATCCTTTGACCGTATCCAAAAGAAGTCAGATGGTTATTACTGGGAATGGAACTTTAGAGGCTAGTTTAAAACTTGGGCTAGAGGAAGTACCAGTGATATATCAAGATTTTGAGTCGGCAGAAGCGGAGTATAGCTTCTCTGTAAGCCACAACTCCATAGCCTCATGGAGCGAATTGGATCTCGCGGGTATCAATGCGGATATCCCCGAACTTGGTCCTGACTTTGATATTGATCTACTAGGACTAAAAGATTTTACAATCGATATCGCGGACAAGGATTTATCTCCGGTTAGTGAAATAGACCTAAACGAAGACGCGAAAAAACCCATCGAGGTCGAATGTCCAGAGTGTAACCACCACTTTGTCTTGGAGATTTAAATGCAGTTTGGAATCCCCTACATGGGCTCCAAGGGGAAACATGCAGTTTGGATTCTAAGGACGCTTCCTAAAGCTAAGCACTTATACGACCTATTCGGAGGGGGGTTTGCGATCTCCCATGCGGCTATTTTGTCAAAGAAATGGGAAACCGTTCATTACAACGAAATCAAATCAGACATCGTGCAGCTTGTGAAAGACGCCATAGATGGAAAATATAGTTACGACGTATTTAAGCCAAAATGGATCTCCAGAGATACGTTTGATAAAATAAAATCCAAAGACGCGTATGTGCGAGTGTGTTGGTCTTTTGGAAACAACCAAAAAAGCTATTTATTTGGCAGTGATCTCGAACCAAAAAAACGAGCCTTACACAACGCGGTAATATTCAACGAGTTTGACACGTTTGCAGTAAACCAACTAAAAAGAACATCCTTCAAAGATTCGGAGTCTATTTATCAGCGTAGAATGTTTGTAAGTAAGATGGCTAAAGATAGGTCCACGAAAGAACTAGAGCAACTACAGCAACTACAGCAACTACAGCAACTAGAGCGACTACAGCAACTAGAGCGACTACAGCAACTAAAAGCTTTATCAACATCCTCGATGGATTACCGCGAAGTACAAATACTCGAAGACTCAATAATTTACTGTGATCCGCCTTATAGAAATACCGGAGGTTATGGGACAGTATTTAATCACGAAGAGTTCTATGCTTGGGCAAAAGACAATAAGCATCCGGTATTCTTTTCTGAGTACGATAGTCCCAAGGGGTTTAAGCTTATTAGTCAGAAAAAAGCGGTTGCGAAACTAAGAGCATCGGTTTCAAAAAGGAAGCTCAAATCCGAAAAGCTATATGCCAATGAAGCAGGAGCAAAACTAATGGGGGTAAAATGGCAAGAGGAATAGGTAACGGACCTGGCCAACCAAAAATCTTAGTCGATTGGGACCAAGTTAATCGCATGGCCTATATCCAATGCACCGCTAAGGAAATCTGCCAAGTTCTAGGCATAAGCGAGGACACGCTGAGTCGAAGGTGTAAAGAGGATCATGGTATAAATACTGCGGACTATTTGAATCAAAAGGGTGCTGGGGGGCGCATGTCGTTACGCAGGAAACAGTTTGAAACTGCGATGTCTGGAAATGTAACTATGATGATCTGGCTTGGAAAGAACATTTTAGGACAGAAGGATAAGATTGAGCAGAACATCCAATCAGACGGTAAAGGTTTGGAAATAAGCTATATATATGGAGGTAAACCTATTACGCCACCAGTGGGAGTTCCTGACAAACAAGACTAAATTCTTGCTCCTTTTAGGAGGAGTGGGAAGTGGAAAAACTTGGTCAGGGTCTCATTATATTATTGGGGCGTCTCAAGCCTATTCGCGTGCGTTGGGTGGTATTTTTGCCAATACGCACAAGCAATTACTTAACTCCACTCTTTCAGCAGCATTCGCGGAGTTCGAAAAAGTAGGTCTCTCGTATAAATACAATCAAAATAGGGGCATTCTTAATTTAGAAGGTGCCACGCTTATTTGTAGCTCCTTAGAAAACTTCGACGCACTAAGAGGTCTAGAGATTGGATACGGATGGATGGATGAGTGCGCCTATTCCAGAAGAGAAGCCTTTGAAATGCTCATGGGTAGACTAAGAGATAAGAATGGCCCCCTTGAGCTAAGACTCACCACTACCCCAAAAGGATATAACTGGCTCTATGACTACTTTTACGGAGAGAAGAAGACTGAGGAGATGGAAGTCATTACAGCCAAGTCTAGCGACAATGTGCATCTTCCTTGTGGCTATGTAGAAAGCCTCACCGCTCAGTATGACGACAAGCTCATCAAGCAAGAGATGGAAGGCCAGTTTGTAAACACAACATCAGGCAAGATCTACTACGCCTTTGATAGGACTAAGGTAGTTAGGCCCGTCGCAAGAGACCCAAACTTGCCCATTACGACGGGGGTAGATTTTAACGTCAATCCTATGACAGCAGTCATCACCCAAGTCACAGAAGACAAGATTTTAGTCATTGGAGAAGTATGGCTAGGAGATTCTAATACTCATGAACTCTGTGAACACCTAAAAGCTCTAGGTCTAACTGGCTGTAAGTTAATTCCAGACTCTACTGGATCAGCACTTAAGACATCAAGCGCAGGCATGTCAGATCACCACATCTTAAAACAAGCAGGCTTTCAGATCCCTGCAGTAAGAAACCCGTTTAGGATTGATCGATATAACACGGTGAACAATTTGTTAGAGAAGGGTCGAATTATTATTGACCCAAAATGTAAGCATTTAATTAACGATTTGGAGCGTGTATCTTACAAGGAAGGGACTAACTTTCCGGATACGGTGGACAAATCGTTGACGCACATATCAGATGCATTAGGCTATGTTAGCAACTACGCTTTTCCTTTGGTTCAGCGTAAAATCATTTCAGGCAGGTACGCATGACAGACCAAGAGATTATTGAATACGTTAAATCTAAAGACAACCAAGTCAGGATCATGAGCGACTATGATCGCTTCCAGGTTTACAACGGAAAGCTTAAAGACGTTGTTAGAAAGGCGATAGCCACTGAGTTTGCTAGGCCAGAGACCATTACTGAGTTGGTCAATAGAATCATTCCTATCAACATCACTCAGAAGATCATCAACAAGCTCGCGATGGTTTACATGGCTCCTCCTAGGAGAGAAGCGTTAGATCAAAATCCATCTGACAATGAGTTGATAGATCTTTATGCAACGCCAATGAAAGTGAATATGAATGGCAAGATTGCTAACAGATATTACAAGCTGTTTAAACATGCGGTATGGGAGCCTTATTTAGATAGTGATGGGATTCCAAGAGTGAGAACTCTCCCCTCTCATACCTATACTCCCATCAGTACAGATCCAAGAGAACCCCATAAGCCAACAATCTTTGTTAAACATTTGTATAACCATCAGAATCCATTAGTAGAGCGATACGCTATTTGGACCAATGAGACCTTTAAGGTTGTGAATGGTAATGGAGATTATTGTCATGATGAGATGGCAACGCTAGAGAATCCAGAAGGCGTGAATCCTTTTGGTAGGATCCCGATGATTTACATCTCGGAACCTGATGACCTTTGTTTGATACCTATTTCAGATGACGATCTAATCAGTATGCAGGTGGCTATCTGCTTGCTTCTTACAGATCTAGCGTTTGCATCTAAGTATCAGCTGTGGAGTATCTTTGTACTAACGGGTGCTGACGGCTCATCAAAGTTAGAGCTTAATCCTAACTCTATCATCCAGCTTCCTGAAGGAGCTGACTTTAAAACAGTTAAGCCTGACACTGATATCGACAAGGCGTTAAACTTCATTGAGTCGCTTATCTCCCTCCTACTTACTACCAAGAACCTTTCGGTCGGAGATATCTCTGGAAGCGTTAAGGCTG